GCCTTCTACTGCTTTGTGGAGACGACCCCTGGGGTGTTTGGCTACTTGAGCTTCGGTGAGCTGGAGAAACCCTACAGCTGGACCGGTGGCGCCTATACTGCGGCCTCCTACCCGCGCACACACAACGTGCAGGCTGGCAGCGGGCGCCTTGGCCCTCTTGAGCAAGTGTACGAGGGCACCGGCTGCGGCGGTTTGGTGCGGGCTGACTACGACGACTTCAACGGCTGGCTTGGGCGGTACTACCAGCCCACAGCGACGGGCACCAACTTCAGTACCGGTAACGGCTTCCTGTCCAGCCTGCACAGCGATGTCACTGCCCACAAGATCAACGAGGCCCCAGATGAGTCTTCCCAGCTCCTGCGGGTGCCTGGGTATGGGCGTGGGGACTTCAACGCCGGGACCACCCAGGCGTATGCCGGCCTGTTTGAGCGGGCTTACAACACCGCCAACAATGTCGCTATCCTGCTGCCAGTGTTTGTCTACGGTCGCCGCCTGGATCTCGGTCCGGTGTACTCCATACTGGGTCAGCTACCGCACGCTATGGCGGTCAACATGCGTCACCTGACCAATGACACGGTCTACACCTATGGTCTGAACGACTACCGCGTGTTGGCCACCCACTCAGCCTCGGCCACAAGTGGGGCGTTCACGCCCCGCCTGGGCCTGGCTTTCCTGGTGTAATGCCGTGGTAGCATTGGTTGGTACCCTGCACGGGGGACCCCTATCGCAAGACGATGGGCAATTCGACACGTCAGGCGCTAGCCCCCAGCCCAGCGGTGTCAACGACAGCTTTGGCCTCCTCCGCCACGCCATCGTGGACTTCTCACAGATCCCGAGCCCGGTCAGCCTGTCGCTTACAGGTACCTTGCACCCAGGCTTTGGCGGGGTGTGGTTCAATACCCTCCACGTGTTCCCCAGACTCACTACCGATCTGGGTTCAGTATCCCCTGGGCAGACCATTGAGTTCGAGGTGTGGAATGCCTACGAGCAAGACTACACCCTGGACTCCATAGATAGTCCGGAAGGCAGCGGCATCTCCCTGCTGGACCCCCCCGACTTGCCCCTGGTGTTCGCCCAGCTGGAGTCGATTAGTTTCACAGCTGTGGTGGGTTCCGATGGACCCCTGGATGTGGAGGGGGCATTCACGTTTACCTTCGGCGGTACCACTTTTACGGTCCGCTTTTTTGGAGAGCGCGCGGCTCTGTTCACCTTCCAACCCAACTGGGAAAACGGCTTCTCCGAACGGTTGCAGTGGATGACCAACGTCATTGAGGCACGCGACGGTACTGAGCAACGCATCCAGCTGCGGGACGCCCCCATCAGGACCTTTGGGTTCAATACCCTGGTCCACGGCGATAGCTTGCGGGAGATGAATCGCCTCTTGCACACCCGGCAGGGCCGCCCCTTCGCAGTGCCCCTGTGGTTTGATATGAACGCCTTGACGGAGTTCGTGCCGGCTGGCTCCACGGTACTGAACCTTGAGACCACCGGGCGGGACTACCACTCAGGAGGGAGCGGTATATTGTGGCAGGGTCCTGGTAAATACGAGATGTTTAGCGTGGATACGGTGGGCGATACCTCACTGACCCTATCGTCAGCTACTTCCACGGACCACCCCAGAGGCACTATGGTCATGCCGGTGCGCATGTGCCGGATGGCCAACACGATCAAGGCTAGGCGCCACACCAGTGACGTCAGCGAGGCCGAACTGGTGTTCCAGGTGGAGGAGCTTGGGCACAGCTTCCCAGGCAGTGATGGTGAGGGGTACACCCACAGGGGTGTTACGGTGCTGACCCAGGAACCCAACCGACTGAACGAGTTGGAGGAGACCTACAGTCGCAAGCTGGACATAGTTGACCCGGGCACCACGCTGGCATTCTACGACGACCTTAGCCCCACCCCCAGACTGGTCACGGCGTTCGAGTGGCTGCTACGGCACCGCCCAGGTATACAGGCGCTGCGCCAGTGGCTACAAGCTAGAGCGGGCCGGCTGAGAGCCGCCTGGGTACCCAGTTGGAACGTGGATCTGATCCTGGCTGACACCTTACCCGCTGGTGGGTTGGCGTTGCTGACTGTAGATACCAGGTACCGCAGCTACTACGCACTACATGAGGGGCGCAGGGACCTGTTCATCCTGTTGAAAAACGGCACTATTGAGACCCGGAGAATCCACGAGGCGTACCTGGATGACTCTGGTTTTGAAGCTCTGGTGATGGACTCCCCGCTGGGCTATGAACTCCGGCCGCAGGATGTGCGCCTTATCTGCTACATGGGGCTGATGCGCCTGGCTGACGACTCCTGCTCTTGGGACTGGCCTGCCCCGGGGGTGGCGGTTGTCAAGACCAACTTCCGCTTGCTGAGTGAGGTAGGGACCCCTATTGTGGACAGTATGGGTGCCGGCGGGGGCGGCAGCGTTGGTGGCAGCGGAGGCGGGTCTACGCCTTCATCTTCTGCTCCTGCGGATGTGGAGGACCTAGTGCTTACCTCTATTGGTGCATCCAGTGCGGCTATGTCATGGACGCTACCAGCCGATACCGACAGTGTGGAAATATGGGAGCGTGACGTGACCGCAGCTGGGTCATTCGGTTTGCGTGAAACTGTGGGCGCTGTGTCTAGTTATAGCCCAACGGGCCTCACCCCTGAAAATGCCTACGAGTGGAAAGTCAGAGCAATCAACGCGCACGGATCAAGCGGTGACAGTAATGTTGTTGGGGGGACGACGGTAGCTTCTGGCTCCGGGTTGGAAGCGAGTGGCACCGTGGCTCAGGGTGAAGTGATTACGATTACCGATGGAGCGTCTAGGTTCGGGACCCGCACAAACGTGAAACCCGTTTATGTTAATTTAGGTGACGCTCTTGCTGGAAATTCTCTTGGGCGCGATACAGGTAACTATTGGGGGGCCGAGGTTGAACTCACCACCGCTATTCTACTTGGCGGTCAGTCGAGTGCAATTAGGTATGATTTTAAGCCTAGCTTCCAATCGTCCTTTGATAATCTTGACATGCCAGACGTTAATCAGCCTTTTATTACCTATATCGAGCGCTACTACGATTTTGATACAACCCAGAGTCAATATCAAAATTCTAGTGGTGATTTCAATATAAAAACTAATCGCCCTCACCACCCTGGATTCAACCCCCAGAATAATACCTATATTAACTATCGGGGTGCAGAGGGCGGAAACTGCCGAGCAGCAGTGGAGTATGTTGATGGGACTCAATCACATTACTATGGGGCTGGAGGGCCACCCGCTTTTCAGTGGATGTCAGAAGAATTTATAATGAAACACTCTACGCTAAACAACATTGACGGTCAGTATAGACATTATCGCAGCAATACCTTTTTAAATAGTAATAACGACTATCAATTTATGACGATAGACGATAGTTACCCTGATAAATTCGGGCGTATGTCCTTAGATCAGGTATCAAATGGTTGCGGCAGCGGTGTCAGTAATGTTTGGGGGTATTTTGGCTACATTAACATAGATGATGAATATAGGGGTGTTTATATAGGCGATAATGCGGATAGATCACTATGTACTAAGCTAGTACGCCTACCTCAAACTGCGTGGGCCGCAGGTTCAGTGTCTGCGCAGCTTGTTCACACTCATGTTGCCCTGAACGGCGCGTGGGTGCATGTTAGAACTGGCCTGGAGTCATGGGTCAATGACACGGTACAAATAAATGCAATAAACGAAGACGAGCCAGTTATAAGCTCTGTTTCTGGTAGTTTTGAAGCCTCTGGAACGCTCACAGTCAATGGTTCATTCACAGCAAAGCGCAACGGCCAGATGTACTTCATTGACTTCGAAGACGAGACGCTGGGTGAACAGGTTACCTCACTTGACCAGTTAGCTGATAGCGATGAACCCTACCGTGCTCATGCCGTTACACCAAAATTTGGTTCAATGTACGCTCGGTGCCACGCTATCCAAAATCGCCTCAAGACGGCGGGTATAGTTCTTGCGTCGACGCAGAACGAAATTTATGTGGAGTCATGGGCAAGACTCCAGGTTCCAGACTTCACGTCAGAGTTCGGGAATGCCCAGGTTAAGATGTTTCGGCTTGTACCCAGCACCAGCATCGGGGAAAACCACCAGGGCAGAAACCCGGTGCTTACCACCACGTATTCAGACACTAATGGATTACAGGCTCAAGTCAGGCCGACAGGAGAGGATACTAGTCAAGGTGACTTTTACGGTAGCGGTTTTGGAAACTATCTCAATACTTGGCTACGCCATGTATACTACGTTAAGTTGGGGTCGCCAAGCGTAACAGATGGTAAACGCTACTGTAAACTTGGGCCTATAAATAAGTTTACGTATTCTAGTGTCCCAGCCCCGGGGCACATGGCCAGTATTAATGGCACAGTATCAGAAACAGAGTGGGATGGTGAGCCAATCCTACTCAACGACGGAACGTTAGAAGGGTTAATCGGGACGGTATTGATGCCGTATTACACCCGCGAAGACCAAGAGACGATTTCTGACGTTGACCGGATATACATCAATGACAGTCCAGAGCGTGTGGTGGTTGGCAACGCTTCAACGTGGTTGGCCTGCTCCCATGATAAAACGTATATCTTAAAACAAAACTCACGAACTACGTCACAGATAGTTGCTGATGTGGACACAGTGACGCCATTAGAGGGTGAGTCTGCTTATCTTTACGTTTTCAACTCTGACGGTTCCTACAACAGTGAAGGATGGCCCCTCTGAGGGCTAAGGGGCTGGGTTGGCTGGACTAGGGGTGGCGGAATAACAGGCACCGTAGTATTCTTGGCCACCACGGCATCGATATTTTCGACACTGACCCCGGCGTACCGGGTATGACCAGGGAAGGCCTATGACATTCGATGTAGCTGAAGCCAGTGTTGACAGTGGAGCTCCCGTAGAGCTGTACCTGTTTGAACAAGACCTGGAGCAGTGGGCATGGACGTCGGCCGATGCCTCGTTTACCCACCAGTCAACAGAATACTTTAGCTACCCCATCAGTCGACCTGAAATCTCCCTGGAAGGTAGAGTCGGGGTCGACGACTTGCAGGTGGCGGTCCCCCGCAACAACCCCGTTGCCACCAAGTTCCGACAGCTGGCGCCATCCAGGCCGGTCACGTTGACGTTGTTTCGCTTGCACAGAGACACGCCTGATGACGTCAGGACAATATGGCGTGGGAGGGTGCGCTCGGTGCGCTGGAGTGGATCTCAGGCCACCCTGCTGTGCGACCTGGTGTCCAATGCCCTCGGCCAGCAAGGGCCACGCAAGCTGTACCAGCGCCTCTGCCCCCACATGCTTTACGACCACCGCTGCAAGGTGGTGCCAGCGGATCACACGGTGAGCGGGTCGGTGAGTAACATAGGCGGCAACGGGACCAGGATCACCGTACCCTCAGCGGTGGCGCAGGAGGACGGTTACTGGGTACCTGGGTATGCCAAGCGGGGGGAGAACGACTACCGACTTATTATCGCCCATGAGGGGCCAGAGCTGACCCTGATGGTCCCTTTCGAGGGCCTACTGCCAGGTGAGACCCTGCAGCTGTTTGCCGGGTGTAACCGCAGCAAGGCTCAGTGCCACGAGAGGTTCAGCAATGTGGAGAACTTCGGAGGGTTTCCCTACATACCGACGTCGGACCCCTTCAAGAACGGGGTCAGCGGGGGCTCTAAAACAGTATCTGGGGACGAGGGTGATAACGGCGATGATGACGTGACTATCATCTACCGGACAACATAGGTAGGCGTAAATGTGGGAACTTTTCTTAATTCAGGTGTTTTTCTTTGTCGTAGGTGAGCTGCTGCGCCCCAAGGCAAAGATACCAGGTGCTGATCCTGCCGGCCTGGAGGACCTGAACATCCCCACTGCCGAAGAAGGGCGCCCGATCACGGCCATCTTCGGCCGCGTGCTGTGTGCCTCCCCCAACTGCGTGTGGTATGGCGATTTCAACCCGGTGCCCATCACCAAGAAGGTCAAGACCGGACTGTTCTCGTCTCAACGGGTAGTGACCGGCCACAAATACCACATAGGTATGCACCTGGTACTGTGCGCCGGGGCTGCTGACAAGATGCGTTCTATCAGGTTCGCTGACGTCGTGGTGTGGGAAGGCGAGGCCATGGACGAGGCCATCTTTATCGACAAACAGGAGGTATTCGGCGGTACTGAAGACGGCGGCGAGGGTGGGGTGTACGGCTCCATGGAGATCCTGTCTGGCAGCTCCAGCCAACCGGTCAACGACTACCTGGATATGGTTATTGTCAGGGAGCAGGAGGGCGAGGAGGGGTACTCAGGAGGTCTCCCCGCCTTCCGGGGCGTCACTTCCCTGATACTACGGGGCACTTATATAGGAACGTCTCCCTACGTCAAGGCCATCGCGGTTGAATTGGATCGCTACCCGACGGCGCTGGGCAGCGGACTACACCAGATAGGGCTGGACGCCAACCCAGCTGAGATTGTGTACGAGGTGATGACCAATGCCGACTGGGGCATGACCCGTACCAACAACGAGTTCGAGATCGATACGTTCCTGGCCTGCGCCGCCACCCTGCACGCTGAGGGTTTGGGGGCCTCCTACAAGTGGGGTGGCCTGTCGTCCTACGATGACCTTCTGCAGATGTTCCTGGGCCACATGGAAGCCTCACTGTTTTCCTCTGCCCGCACCGGGCAGTTTGTGCTGAAGCTGGTGAGGGACGACTATGACCTCGCCACCTTGCTACGTCTCCACCCAGGCAACGTCGAGGCCTTGACCAGTTTCACCCGCGGCGCCTACGACGAGACCACTAACGAGGTCAAGATCACCTACACCTCCCGTGAGAAAGAGTACACCGAGAGCACGGCTATCGCCCAGGACCTGGCCAACTGGCGG